ATTAGAAGCTCCATATGGTCAAATAGTAAAGAATCTGATTGAAAGTGATGTAAATCTCGGTGTTTCTTCAAGAGCATTGGGGTCAGTTATTATGACAAAAGAAGGTTACAATCTCGTTCAAGACGATTTAAGACTTGCAACTGCTGCTGATATTGTTGCTGATCCTTCAGCACCTGGTGCATTTGTCAACGGAATAATGGAAAACAAAGAGTGGATGATGATTGATGGTAAATTTATGGAATCAGATTTTGATGCTTATAAGAAAACTATCATAAAAGCACCAAAAGGAAAGATTGAAGAAACTGCATTAAAACTCTTTGAAAACTATCTACGAAAACTTTAATTTTATAAATAAGAAATCATAAGGAGAAATCTAATGGCAACAAACAAACTTATGGAAGCAGCAGCCGATATTCTTTCACAAAGCAAGAAATCTGCTCCTGCTATGCCAATGCAAAAACCTGAAGGCGCAGGGTATGTTGATTTGGGCGGACCAAAACAAGACCTAGAAGCCAACAAAGCAGAAACATCACTTGACAGTATCTATAGCGACCAAAAAATGGATGCTGCCAAAGCTGCTAAGAGCGCAACTGCTCCTACAACTAAGCCATCAAATGCTTCATCAGAAATGGCTAATAAAACTCTTCCAAAACAATATGGTGAAGAAGCAGTTGAAGATGAAGAAGTAATTGCAGAAGAAGAAGAAGCAGTTGAAGAACAAAATCAAGAAGAAATTGTTGAAGCATGGAAAAAGAAAATGAAAGAAGATGTTGATGCATTGTTTGCTGATGACTCAACTATTTCAGAAGAATTCAAATCCAAAGCAGCAACAATTTTTGAAGCACGTGTTACTGACCGTGTTCAACAAATCGAAGAATCCATTGAATCCAAATACGCAGGTATGTTGGAAGAAGCTGTTCAAGCAATTCAAGCTGATTTAACTGAAAAAGTTGATGACTACTTGAACTATGTTGTTGAACAGTGGATGGAAGAAAATCAAATCGCAATCGAATCATCATTACGTTCAGAAATTACAGAAGATTTCATTTCTGGTCTACGTGGTCTATTTGCTGAACATTATATTGATGTTCCAGAAGATAAAGTTGATTTGGTTGATGAACTTGCTGGTCAAGTTGAAGATTTGGAAACCAAGTTGAACGAAGAAATTCAACGTGGTATTGAAGCCAAAAAAGCATTAGTAGAATCAGTAAAAAAAGAAATTACTCATGAAGTTTGCGAAGGACTAACCGATACTCAAGTTGAAAAAATCAAATCACTTGCAGAAAGTGTAGAATTCTCCACAGAGGACGAATACAAATCAAAACTTGAAACTATCCGTGAAAACTACTTCCCATCAGGCGTTAAAAAAGCTGATGAGCAACAACTTCACGAGGAAATTGAAACAGACGAAACAAAAGCTGTCGCAACCGATGCATTTGTTGCCGCTGTTTCTAAAGCAATAACAAGAACAACAGTAAAATAATAATTAGGAGATAGAAATATGTATTTGTCCGAATCACTACAAAAAAAATGGGAAGCAGTTCTAGACCATCCAGAACTTCCTAAAATTGCTGACCCATATCGTAAAGCAGTAACAGCAGTTGTGTTGGAAAACCAAGCTGCTGAAATGATTAAATCTGGTCAGATGATGACTGAAGCAACTCCAGCAAACGCAGCAGGTTCAGGCGGTTTTGGTGGTGGCGCAGCAGCAGGCGGTCCAGTTGCTGGTTTTGATCCAATCCTTATCAGCTTGGTTCGTCGTTCATTGCCAAATCTTATCGCTTATGACATCTGCGGCGTTCAGCCAATGACTGGTCCTACCGGTTTGATTTTTGCAATGCGTTCAACTTATACCACAGCAAACGTAACCGCTGGCGCAACAGAAACTTTCTACAACGAAGTTAATACTGGCTTTGGTGGTATTTCAGGCGCACAACAAGCATTGACAGTTGGTTCTGCCGCTGCTAATACTTTCGTTGGTAATGCAGCAGCTTGCACAGCAATGACAACAGCAACAGCAGAAAACTTGACTTTCAATGAAATGGCATTCAGCATTGAAAAAGTTACTGTAACTGCTGGTACACGTGCATTGAAAGCTGAATACTCAATCGAATTAGCACAAGACTTGAAAGCAGTTCACGGTCTTGACGCTGAAACCGAATTGGCAAACATTCTTTCAGCAGAAATTCTTGCTGAAATTAACCGTGAAGTTGTTCGTACCATTTACGGTACAGCAGTCACTGGTTGCCAAACTGGTACAACAACTGCTGGTAAATTTGACCTTGACACCGATTCAAACGGTCGTTGGATGGTTGAAAAAGTTAAGGGTCTTGCGTTCCAAATCGAACGTGAAGCAAATGCTATCGCAAAAACCACCCGTCGTGGTAAAGGTAACATCATGATTTGCTCAAGTGATGTTGCTTCTGCTCTTGCAATGGCTGGTATTCTTGACTACAACTCAGCATTGAAAGACCAAATCAATCTAACCGTTGATGACACTGGTAATACTTTTGCTGGTACAATGTTTGGTCGTATCAAAGTTTACATTGATCCATATGCTCAAACAAGTGCTTCACAAGAGTTTGCAGTTGTTGGTTACAAAGGTAGCAACGCTTATGACGCAGGTATTTTCTACTGCCCATACGTTCCTCTACAAATGGTTCGTGCTGTTGATACAAACAACTTCCAACCAAAAATTGGCTTCAAGACTCGTTATGGTCTAGTTGCAAATCCATTCGCACAAGGTACCACACAAGGTCTTGGCGGATTGAATGTATTGAGCAACTACTACTATCGCGCATTCAAGATAGCTAACATAATGTAAGTTAAAAAATCACCGTCAAGAGTGATGTTTAGAGAGAGGGTAGAAATACCCTCTCTTTTTTTATGCATAAATAGATACTATGACAGCGATATCAAGAAATCCATCAAATCCAAATCCACTACAAGTCAATAAGTATTTGTTGACTTTTGCAAGATGCCCCAATCTTCAATATTTTTGTCAATCATTGACTGTACCAGGCATATCAAAAACAGAGATACAACAAACTACACCATTCGTTGATATCTATGTTCCTGGTGAAAAAGCAATCTATGATTTGTTGAATATTACTTTTATTGTTGATGAAGAACTCAAAGCATGGTTAGAAATACATGATTGGATTCGTGCAATGACATTCCCAAAAGATTTCCAAGAATATCTTGATTTATCAAAATTGAACAGAATAACTGGCGCTATTCCAACAGCAAAACCACAATATTCTGATGGTTCTCTACAATTGCTTTCTTCTAATAATAAACCATATTACGAATTCAAATTTTATGGTATGTTTCCAACAAGCATATCTTCTTTTATTATGAATTCTTCTGATAGTCCAGAAAATATTATCACTGCCGATGCTGCTTTTAGATACTCATATTTTGATGTAAAAAAATTGTTTTGATTTTCGTTTTGTGATATAATAATACATTATGGAGGGTATTATGATTGTATCAAATGAACTGCTTGAAATGTGGAATAAAGATTCAGAAATTGACAGAACTGAACCTGGCAAAGCACTACTGGATATTCCAAAACTACACAGTAAATATTTGGCAATTCTTTCAAGACACAGATTGTTGTCAAAAGAATGTGAGTTTCGTTATAACCAAATGAAACGATTGAAATGGGAATATTATACAGGTAAACTAGATGATGATACTTTGAAACGCCATGGTTGGGAACCATTTCCATTTACTCTAAAATCAGAAATCAATACTTATTTTGATAGTGATGAAGATTTGAATAAACTTAGTGCCAAGAAGATTATGCATGATGAAATCGTTGACATATGCACTTCTATTCTAAAAGAACTCAACTCACGCACTTTCCAACTCCGCGACTTTATAGCCTGGGAAAGGTTTATCCAAGGTGCATGACGTAGTTCTACATAAAAAAACGAAGCAT